AGAGTTGAAGCTAAATTTGAAGTTGGAGAAGGCATAGGAAAGTACTGGTACGGGGACGTAGTTCTAACTTGACAAAAGAATCTTTTACGAGATACAATTAGAACATGTCAAGCGATCGACCCATCTTTGTAATTGACGGGATGAACATGTACTTGCGCTCCTACGCCGCATATCCTCAATTATCTTCGCATGGTCACCAAATGGGTGGTACTGTAGGTTTTCTAAAGTCTCTACAACGTCTATGCAGAGAATTTCAGCCAACTGGTGTGTATGTCACATGGGAGGGCGGAGGATCACAGAGGCGTAGAAAATTATATCCTGATTATAAGGCCAATAGAAAACCTGGTAAGTTAAATCGATTTTACGGAGATGACATACCAGACACTGAAGAGAACAAGCAGCATCAGCTTGTTACCCTCCTCGGAGCATTAAAGAACGTACCTGTGTGTCAGATTTATGTGTCTGATTGCGAAGGAGATGATATCGTTGCATTCTTAGTTCGAGGACCATTTAGAGACAAGAACGTCGTGATTGTCTCTGCAGACAAAGACATGTACCAATTGCTCGGTCCAAAAGTGAAGATATACTCTCTCTATAGAAAGAAATTTATCACTGATGAAGATCTTTTCGAAGAATTTCGAATTAGAGCTCACAACTTTGCTCTTGCGAAGTGCCTGTGTGGAGATGATTCTGACAACATTCCCGGCATCCAGGGGCTCGGTTTCAAGAGCGTAGCCAAGAAATTTCCAATGCTGGGAAGCGAAAGCACTATTATCTTGCAAGATCTCATCAACTATTCACACGCACAGAAGGGAATTATCTACAAGCGTGTTGTAGAAGATATTGATGTTGTCAATAGAAACTGGCAACTTGTCCACTTAGACGGCAGCATGTTGTCGGGTGATCAGATGAAACGTGTGGAACACGTAGTGGATACATTTAAGCCGTCAGTAAATAAGATGAGTCTCATAAAGTTGTTGCTGAAGGAAGGAATCAGTGACTTTGACTACGAGGGCTTTTATTATGATCTCTCGTGTGTTGATGGGCTGAGATTCACTTCGGAGAATGAATAATGCAAGAAAACGAAAATAAGCTTAACGGAGTTTCTTTCGGTCAATTTGGAAAGTCTTTTCAGGAGAAACTATGTCAGGCTCTTCTTGTTGACAACAAGTTCTCTGAACAGATGATGGAAGTCATCGACATATCGTACTTCGAGGTCAATTACCTCAAGTTTTTGGCGGACAGATACTTTTCGTATTCTCGAAAGTACAAGGTCTATCCGTCTCTTCAGCTGCTTGTGACTATCATTAAAGACGACTTGAAGTCGGGTACAGACGTCATTCTCAGAGATCAAATCATCGATTACCTTCAGCGCATGAAGGCAAATCCAGATCCGGGTGATCTTCAGTATGTCAAGGAGAAGTCGCTTGAGTTCTGCAGGAAACAGGCACTCAAGAAGGCACTTGAGTCTGCTGTCGATCAGATGCAGGCAAACAAGTACGAGTCCATCGTCGAGACGATTAAGAAAGCGGTGCAGGTTGGTACGGCACCTTCTGTGGGCCACGACTTCTTCAACGAGATGGATGCTAGGTTTACCAAACTAAAGCGTGATACAATTCCAACGCGCCTGCCAGAGCTTGACAAGAAAGAAATTCTCAATGGCGGTAGCGGCAAGGGAGAGCTTCTTTGCGTCGTTGGTGCCTCTGGTTCCGGTAAGTCTCACTGGCTCACGATGATTGGAGCAAATGCTCTTCGTGAAGGCAAGAACGTCCTTCACTACACATTTGAGCTTTCTGAAACCGCTGTAGGCATTCGTTATGACTCTAACCTCTGTGACATCGATTCCAACGAAGTCATGGATAGAAAAGACGAAGTTGCAAAGTACTATGAAGAAAATCGTCTAGGAAGACTATTCATCAAGGAGTATCCAACAAATACGGCTTCTGTTTACACTTTGAAGTCGCACATTGAACGCCTTGATTTGAAAGGATTTAAGCCCGACATCGTCATCATCGATTATGCTGACATCATGAGATCTTCTCGTCAGTTTGATTCTTTAAGACATGAGCTTAAGCTTGTCTATGAAGAACTTCGTGGTCTTGCTATGGAAATTGGCGTTCCCATCTGGACGGCATCACAATCGAACAAGGAAGGTGCAAATAGCGAAGTTATTGACATGACAAACATGTCCGAGGCTTATGGCAAAGCGATGATCTGTGATGTCATCGTTTCCGTATCTCGCAGGCCTCACGAGAAGGCTGGTGGTTGGGGTCGGCTCTATGTTGCAAAAAATCGTGCAGGACGAGACGGTCTCGTGTATCCCATTAAGATCAACACAGCACGCAGCAAATTTGAAATCACAGGGGAATCTGATTCACCAGATACAGTTTCTGCTTCTGACGAGGAGATGCAGAAGCAAGCTTTAAAGGCAAAATGGAAAGAACTAAAAAACGAGTTTAAGAGTCCAATTTCACCGTGACGTGGTATAATCCTACAAGACTCACTTAGTTCACGCAGGCATGAAAAAATGCTCTCTACATGAGCAGATTTAAATATTTATTGATCTCACAAAACGGTTTAAACATGACAAAGTATACACAGGAAGAAGCTTACGCAAGTTCGTTGGAGTATTTCGGAGGAGACGAGTTGGCGGCCTCCGTGTTCTTATCGAAGTACGCGCTTCGAGACACCTCAGGTGCTCTCCTCGAGAAGACACCGGCGGACATGCACAGGCGACTCGCCAAGGAGTTCGCTCGCATTGAGGCGAAGTATCCAAATCCTCTCAGCGAGGATGAGATCTTTGAGTACCTGTCGAAGTGGGAGATTGTCCCACAGGGTTCGCCTATGTCTGCAATGGGTAATCCATATAAGATCCAGTCGCTCTCTAATTGTTTCGTCATTGCTGCTCCTGAAGATTCTTATGGCGGCATCCTCTTCGCCGATCAGGAGCAGGCACAGATCATGAAGCGCCGCGGCGGTGTCGGCTTCGACATTTCCACCATTCGCCCAAAGGGCATGCACACAGCCAATGCCGCTGGTACAACGGACGGCATTGGTGTCTTCATGGAGCGCTTCTCCAACACCTGCCGCGAGGTTGCTCAGGGTGGTCGTAGAGGTGCCCTCATGTTGACCGTTTCCGTCAACCATCCTGAGATCGAGACGTTCATCAACATCAAGCGAGACCTCAAGAAGGTTACCGGTGCAAACATCTCCATTCGCCTTACAGACGACTTCATGCAGGCCGTCAAGGACGATTCCGAATACACCCTTCGGTGGCCAGTCGATGCATCGCCTTCTGATGCCAGGGTTACCAATGTCGTCAAAGCTAAGGAAGTCTGGGACCAGATCATCGATGCAGCCTGGACCTCAGCTGAACCAGGTCTTCTCTTCTGGGACACGGTCAAGAAGGCCACACCCACAGAGGCTTATGCCTCTCTCGGTTATGGTTCCGTCTCCACCAATCCTTGCGGTGAGATCGTTCTCTCTCCTTACGACTCCTGCCGTCTCCTCCTCCTCAACCTCGCCAAGTTCGTGAAGAACCCATATGATGCAGGTGCCACCTTCGATTACGTGGCATTCGGTCGGGCCGCAAAGGTTGCTCAGAGGCTGATGGACGACCTCGTAGACCTCGAACTCGAGGCGGTGGATACCATTATCTCCAAGATTGAGTCGGATCCTGAGTCTGAAGCTGTGAAGCACGCAGAACTCGCCCTGTGGCGTAAGATCAAGGATGCAGCTTCGAAGGGCCGCCGCACAGGCCTCGGAATCACCGCCATGGGCGATGCTCTTGCAGCACTCAACATTCGCTACGGTTCTCAGGAATCGGTGGACAAGACCGAAGAGATCTATAAGGTTCTTGAGGTGAACGCCTACCGTTCTTCTGTTCGAATGGCTGCCGAACGTGGTGCATTTCCTATCTTCTCCCACAAGCTCGAGGCCGAGCACGAGTTCATTCAGAAGGTAATCTCAGCAGACCCAGAGCTTCGTGCAGATTACCTGAAGCACGGCCGCAGAAACATCGCCCTCACCACAACGGCCCCGGCAGGTTCGGTCTCATGTCTCACACAAACAACCAGCGGCATTGAACCGGCGTTCCTCGTTTCCTACACACGTAGGAAGAAGGTCAATCCCAACGATGTTGATTCTCGTGTCGACTTCGTGGACCAGTTGGGTGACAAGTGGCAGGAGTATAAGGTCTACCACCACGGTTATAAGAAGTGGATGGAAGTCACGGGCAAAGGCGACGTGATCGAGGAGTCTCCGTACTGGAAGGCGACCTCCAACGATGTCGACTGGGAGATGTCTGTGAAGCTTCAGGCCGCGGCTCAGAAGTGGGTGTGTCACTCCCTATCGAAGACCTGCAACCTTCCCAACGACACAACCAAGGAGACAGTCGCCCAGGTCTACATGGCGGCTTGGGAGTCAGGCTGCAAGGGCTTCACGGTGTACCGTGACGGTTGCCGCACAGGTGTTCTCGTCTCTGACTCTCCAAAGGCAGAAGAGAAGAAGGATGACGGTCAGCCCAAGGGTATCACAGAAAACCACGCTCCAAAGCGTCCAAAGGAATTGTCATGTGATATTCACAGAATTAACGTGAAGGGTCAGAGTGGTGCAGAGAGCTATCTCGTCCTCGTTGGCATGATGGAAGACAAGCCTTACGAAGTCTTCTGCGGCCTCTCCTCGCACGTTGAGGTTCCAAAGAAGGCGAAGCACGGCACGCTCATCAAAAACGGTAAGAAGGACGGTGTTGCCACCTATAATCTTTCCATTCCGGTCGGAGATGATGATGTCGTGGTCTTCAAGGATGTGGTCGAGCTCTTCGCCAATCCTCTCCACGGCGCTTTCACACGTTCACTTTCCTTGGCACTCCGCCACGGAATCCCAGTCCAGTATGTCACTGAGCAGCTTCAGAAGGACAAGCACAGCGACATGCAGAGCTTCTCAAGAGTCATCGCTCGAGTTCTCAAGAGCTATATCCCGGATGGAACGAAGTCTACTTCTGACAAGAAGTGCTCGTCTTGTGGAGCTACAGACGGTCTCGTCTATCAGGAAGGTTGCTTAACGTGCAAATCCTGTGGTAATTCCAAGTGCGGGTGAATAGTTAAGTTCGGAGTCGAAAATGAAACTTACCCAGAGACAACTTGATAAGATCGCAGGCCTCATCAACGAGGAGGCAGAAGTTAGAAAGAACCTCCACGAGAGCATGTACGAGAATAGAAAGAAGTCTTTTATGACTGAGTCTCTCATGTTTGAGAATGAGACCGGTCTCGAAGATGCTCCTGAAAAGTTTGTTAACGACATTTCAGATGATGTCTCGAACTATTCACGTGATTTCATTCCGCAGGTCAACGGTGTCTTGTACAAGAGCCTCGATTCTTACATGAAGCTTTCGGGAGTTGTTGACATGACACCAAGAGCCTGGCAAGACGAGCTCGAGATGTATGACATCTATGAGTCTGAGATGGAACTTGCAACTGACATCTCTAACGCTATTCTTGCTTATGCAAAGCGCATGATGAAGGCAGCTGTTCAGGTCGCCTCTGTTCCTGAGG